GTATAAGAGACAGGCCTGTTTGGTGTATTCAAGATTTTCCTTTGCGGCTGTCCGGCCAGAAAACTGACTAACGAGAACTTTCTTTGCTCCACGTCTTGCGTAGGGACTTCCAGTTGCTTCATCAACCATTCCTTTCCCCTCGTACAGAAAACGTCCATAAGGAGCCGCCGCCGCGCATACTTTCCCAGTTCCTTGTAAGGATGTACTCTCAACTCTTGTTCGGTTGATAAAGTCCCCTGTAATCATCGGCATAAACGGCACCATACTGTCCATAACCATTCCATCAAGGAGATACTGAGCTTCTTGATACTGTCTGGAAAACCTGTCCATATTCAGCTTTATTTTCATATCTCCGTCAACCACGGAGAACCCTTTGAAATGATGAATTTTGCTCATATTACTTACCCAAAATCTCAAAGTGTGGAATCAGTGTGTACGGACCGCCTACACTGGTAACCTTAAACACGTTATCCTTGTTCTCGTTCATGTACTGGTAGAATCCGTTTCGATAATCACCATCAGTTACTGCTCCACCAGTCCATTCACCCTCCCAAAAGAATGATTCGTCCGAGAATGTGATAGTATCTTCCAGAGCATTGTTAATCTGCCTTTTCCACTCCTTCGAAGGCACCCATGGGAGAATCTTGCCATCTTTATCGGTAATGGTTATATTACCGTTCTGGGCAGTGTATCGAACGTGTAACTGCGCATTGTCAGTTGCGTCTGGTCCGTACTTTTTAAGGATTGCTCCTTTATCCGTAATGAGGTCGACGCCGGATAAAACATGAGGATACCAGTACGCATCTCCAGTCGTGGCACTTTCGTAATAGTTGAAAAGTGTAATTTTAGATGAATACATGATACCCTCTCCTTAATATTATTCTTTCTGCACTGTCTGCTTAATAACCTGATTCACTCCGGTTGCTGACAATCCGTTAAACATACCGACCGCAACCGCCGTGATATAATCCGTTGCCGGAAAGTCCGGGATAACTCCCATTCCGACTGCTCCGAGAATGCCGCCAATAACCGCCATGATCACCGGAATCCATTCGTCAGAGATTCGCTTTGATGCTTTACAGCCCATTCCTACCACATAGCATATTGCTACGATAGAAACGCATGAGCCTAATGTTGAAATATCCATATAATCACACTCCTGCATACAATACTGGTATTCCATCATCCGTCCTTACTCCCATCAGAAGCGGTAAAGCTGTCTTTAAGAGTAAATCATTCGTTTTCTGTACATCTCCGGCGGCGGCATATACCGCACTCCATTCCTTTGCACTCGCCCCAATCTGCTGAGGCGTTGCGTAAGAGATGGATTCGCTGCCAGAACTTACAGATGTTACAATGCCTGTTGAGGTGTTCCCGACATTTGTGTCGGTCACATTTGCTGACGCCTGATTGATTGCATTCTTTTCGGCAAGTTCAATCTGATACATTAATTCAGCCAATGAACAGACCACCTTTTTGATACGCTTCTGAGAGCGTTCATCTGTCGGCAGTCCGTCCACCAACCTGTCAAACGTCATCGTGTCCACAAAACCACTGGCTCTTTCTGCCAGTCGTGGAAAGTCAGCTTCTGGCACGACATTGCCGAATGATTCTGTATAGAATTTATAATCTGCATAAGCCATGCCAGTTACCTCCTACATTTATGATTTTGCTGTTACGCTTTTACTTCCGGCATTCAGTGCTTTGTATGTTCCATCACACTCAACCACTGTAATCTTCTGTCCGGTTGTTGCCTTAATGTCAGCTTTTCCGTCCCAAGAAGTCCAGTTTCTGAGATTCTGTCCATAAGTCACAGCCGTTTCAGATGCACCAACTTTGTATTTATATATGTTATTGGAGTTTTCCTTAGCCGGATTTACAGTGATTTTTGTGTCGCCGGTTGCTGTTCCAGCCACGGAATTTACTGTCAGAGTACCAAGCGCTGGTGTCTCATCAATAGTGATTACTGCGATTGCGTCAATGTACTCCGCAAAAAGAGTAAGTCCCATAACTGCGAATGCTTCGGACACTGCTGTGTGGTAGTTACCCTGTGTATGGAATCCAATCAGGTTTGTCTCGCCAGATACAGTGTATACAAGACCTGCTCTTGCGAAGTCAGATTCGTTTGGGTCAACATAGTAAAGTACGATGTTCTCAACAGGAGTAGCGATAACCTGTCCCCTTGGGATTTCACTGTCAGACAGTAAGAAGATTGTATTGAATCCCATAAAGTCTTTCATGTACTGGAATCCGAACTGATTCTGAATAGTGATCTCAGCTACTCCGAGATATTCATATACATCCAGAATATTGACAAATCCAACAACGCCAGTCACATTTCTGTGCATCTGCTTGAATTTGTTCTCAACACGGCCTTTAGCCATTGCCAGAGCCATCTGGAATGTAGTTTCTGTGGAAGTAAGTGTACCAGTTTTCAGATAGTCATAGAATCTGCCGGTAACATCAGTCTGAAGCTGGAAAAGGAATTCGTCATCGGTCATCTGAACAGCGTTCTCATAACCGTGATCCTTGATTGCTTCGATAGATACAGCCTTTGCGTACTTTTCAATGGTCATTTCCGCATAGTCCTTTTCTTTTACAACGAATTTGCTGTAAGGGATTTCCTCACCCTCACCAACTTTTCCGCTCCGTAAAGTACCCTCTGCGTATTTGGACTTGAGTACAGCACCCGGCTGCTTTTTGATAGGCCTCATGATACCCAGAATGTCACGTAAGTGCTGCCAGTTTCTTTCGAATCTGGTAACAAAGTCAATCTCACGTGCTGTGACATGAATATCATTAGTCATAATAAGATTAATTTTTGCTGGCATAAAAAATCCTTTCTACCCATAATTGTTAAGGTATTGGGTTAGCGGCTATACTCTGGCGTATAGTCGGTGTAAAAAATCACTGGAATAACTGGATATTCTGAGCAATTGCAGCCTGCCTCTCGGACGGGTCTTTGATTGCTTCAATATCTTTTTTAGTCATACTTCCCGGTGTCTGCTGCTGTCCAACATGAGTGGTAAATCTTGCCTGATTCTGCTGAGCCTGCTGCTGAGATTCATCCACAAAAGCGGATGCGTCAGACTGTTTCATCTGTTCGATCAGGTCGTTCAGTCCAAGGATTTTACCGTCTTTCAGTTTTAATCCGGCTTCTTTGATGTCTGCCATAACAGACTTCTTTGCTGCTTCGCTGGAAAACTTAACATCATCGAGTGCCGCTTTCAGAGCATCTGAGAAATCTCTGTCGTAGATTTTTGCGTTGAACTCTTTTTCTGCATCCTCGGCTTTTTTCTTCCATCCAGCAAGTTCTGTCTGAATGTTCGCCGGGTCGATACCGTCAAAACATTTCAGAGTTTCCTCTGCTGTCTCGGCACGTTCTTTCCAGTCATCACGTTCTCCCTCAACTTTTGACAGGGTTTTTGCTACTTCTTTGGCATTTTTGTAATGCTCAGAAAGTGCTTTCTTAACATCTGCCTGCTTGTCCTCCGGGATCTCAATTCCAAATGATTTTAATGTGTCAATAAGTTTCTGCATATATATCCTCCTGGTCGTGTTTATTGACCTGCCGCCGCAGGTAAATGGATTAAGCCAGTTAGACCACTGGCAAGGTAATCGGAAAGGCAGGAATCGAACCTGCGACCTCACATTTACAGTGCGATCTACCACTGAGCTACATTCCATGCCGCCTATAACGGCCAACCCTCTAAAAAGAAACTGGGGTGAATTTCACTTCTTTCGCTATAGCGTAAATCCACCTGAGACATAGACCACCTGTATACAAACAGCTTAACTCTAAGCGGATTAAAGCGGAGCGCCCGGAATCGAACCGGAGACCAGAGTGCGACTCTGTCAGTTTTCCACTAGCGTACATTCCACATAACCCGGATTCCCGGGTTAGCAAGGTGTTTAACGTGTCATGCCTGCCACGAGTTGTTTCGGATATTTATTTCTTTTTTAAAAGAAAAGTATGAATAACAAAAACCTTAATCAAGGAGGTGAGCCATCTTGCGTGCCAGATGGCAAATACGCACGACAGGATTCGAACCTGTTCAACTTTCCGTTAAAGCGTGCGTACCAGCTACTAAATTAAAGAAAGGAGGATTAAAACGAAAATGTCAAAAACAACCGTTTTACTTGTGCTTCCTGCTGCACAATTACATTATAACAGATTTCTTTTAACTACCTCTCTACCACTTTTGTGTTTTTAGAGCATATCACGGAGTTTTTCTACGTATCTCTTGACAAGATCACGTTCTTCCCGGCACTCTGCATCCTTGGACATATCACTCATTTCTGTAGTAAGTTCGTCCAGATGTTCTTCCAGGGCGGCGAGCATCTTTCTTTTGCAGTCTTCAGACTTGCCGGAACGATAGCTCTGTTTCTGCGTCATATAGTCGTCATAAGCATCTCGTCCGTCAGAGCGGCTGTAATGTCCTCTAACATAATGCTCACCCCTTCTGGCATAAGAATTACCCCTGTCGTAATCCGGCATCATTCTGCCATCATTTGAGCTGTATCTCCCCATGCTGTCACGCTTTCTTCCACGTTCACTGTAATCGTCATTGTATCCGCCACGCATCTCATCAAGGACAGTGTTGTAGTACTCTACTTTCTTATCCCAGTACTGCGTATTCTTGATATCTTTGTACATATCAATCAGTTTGTATGTCATTTCCAAGTTCCCAGTGGTCAGCCCATTATCAGCAATTTTGGACAGCTCGTCTTCGATTCTTGCGCATAAGTCTTTAATATCTCTCATAATCACACCTCCTACGCTTCTCTGGTCACAACAATGTTCGCGTTCGCAACAGAAATAGCCTGATCGCTTGTGTTTTCTACCGCGATATTAACGCAGCATCCGCGAGGCACATCAATATAGATGCCAGAGGACACATTATTGTACTGATTTACTGCTGCCGGTGTGGAAATCATCTGGGAAGAAAGAACCGGCTCACCAGAGATTGCAATTGCCAGAGAAATAGCTCCGACAGTACCGCCTGTTGGAATTGCGATATTACCAGAAAAATCCACGAAGAATCTCGCTTTACACTGGTTAGTCAGTCCTCTTAGAGTGATGATTCCGCTTCCCTCTCTGTGCTGAATGCAGTTAGAACCCTTAACTGCTGTATTTGAAAATACTACGTTTCCATTTGCTGCTACAGTCTGAGCAGCTACACTTGTAAATTCTGCCATAATTTTTACCCCTTTCATATCACAAAAGGACAGGTCTCAGCCTGCCCCTCTGTGTAATACGGCATAAGCCGACATTCGAATCAATCGAAAGATACTCTCGATATGAAGTTATCAGCAATTGCATCCGGTGTTGCATCCGCATCCACATCCGTAATATGTGTTCGGATTAGGAACCTGATATGCCGGAATCGGTGCTGGATTGATTGCATTAATGAGCTGCTGTGTCTGTGAAGCCATTGCAGTTGTGAGAAGTGCACTCTGGCGATCCTGAGAAGCAGCGCGTCTGAGATCATTGTTTTCAGCCTGCAGGTTAGAAATCTTTTCATTGCAAAGATAATCAAGAATGGCTCTTGTTCCAGCGTTCTGGCTGTCAATAATATCTCTTGTGTTGCTGTTCATTGTGTTCTGCAATGCGCAGGTATTCTGTGCCATATTGTAGTTTACGCCCTGGATAGCTTCCCTGGTTTCACAACAGCAGTTCGCAAGCTGAGCCTGTAAAGCATTTGTATTCTGCATGTTTGCTACAGTATCAGCATTGATTGCCTGCTGGATTCCAAAGCCGGTCTGCATGATGTTTGTATTGATTCCGTTAAAACCGGTAAGCATACCGTTATTCATGGCATAGAATCCATCACACAGGCCACTATTGATTCCGTCAAGCTTGCTAATTACTGCGGAGTTATCGAATCCTCTCTGAATGTCCGCCTGAGTAGCTGCTGTGGCTGCATATCCGCCGCCGTTGCCATTATTGCCCCAGCCGTTGTTTCCCCATCCAAAGAAAGCAAAAATGAATAAAACAATAATCCACCAGCTACCATCTCCGCCAAACATGCCGTCATTATTTCTACCGTTTCCAGTAGCAGCGGCAATATCTGCTAAGCTATAATTTCCATCCATAATATAATCTCCTTTTTGTGTATTTACATCAATCTGGCCAGATTGTAATGTACTATTTCATTCCTTTCAACATGTGTTGAAACTGTCCTGCCATCTGCTGAACCTGATTAAGCTGCTGCTGAGAAATCTTTCCAGACTGCAACATTTTCTCAACTTCTGCTTTCGGGTCTCCCTTAAAATTCTGTTTAAACTGCATAAACTGCTGCATCATCTGCATTGGCCCGTTTCCCTGTGGCATCCCACCACCGAGGGCATTGAATAATGGATTACTCATCTGCGTTTCCTCCCTTGACTGCTGATTCCTGCACGGTATTAGCCCTAACAGGTTCAGAAAAAGAATTTAATCGGTTTATGATAGCTTCGTATTTGCCCTTTAAATCGTCATATTCCTGTCTGGTGACATATTTACTGTCCATGTTCTGAGCAGGCTGTTTAGGTGGCATCTGAGTGCCTATTTCGTGGTACTCAAACGTCCGTAATGGCTGTGGCATACCGGAAACGTCTGTGGATTTTATATAAAATTTCTCTGATTCTGAATCCATTAGTAAAACGCTTGTCCCGGGTGCTACCAGATAGGATTTTGCGCCGACTTCGCCGGATACCCACAGGATGCCATTGTTATTCTGTTGTGGTTGCTGCACTGGTTGAGCCGGCATCTGGACAGGCTGTTGCTGGAACTGATTCATCTGTCCCGGAGCGCCAAAACTGTATTGATAAGGATTGTTATATAATGCCATCTTATGCACCACCTTTCTGGTTATATTTTTGCATAAAAAAAGAACCGGAAACAGTTCGTTTCTGGCTCTAATTAGTGTCTAAAAAGTATCAACACACTTTAATTATTTTATTATTCACCCTCCGGCTTAACCGTTTCGCCGTGGATATACTCACATTCATCTGTTCAGCGCAGTATTCGAGCGTATATTCCTTACATCTCAGCCGGAACAGTCTTTCTTCGTCCGGTGTAAAATTACACTCTATCAAGAATCTGTCTATATCTTTCTTTGTGAACACATATAACTTCATGAGCATACCCCTTATTAATGCAATTAACGTTGATTCTGTGCAAGATAATTTGTAAGCTTCTGTTTTGTTTTTTTTAATTCCTCCACATTATTCCCACTGATCTGACTGTCCAACATGGTCGACAACACTTCCAGAATCAACGAATCACGTTCTGCAATCCTCTGAAGACTCTCGTAATCTCGTTTATCATGTTCTTCCAGTGTTTCTACTCGCTTATTGAGCCGGAATGCCGGAGTAATCCACTTAAAGATCACAGCTGCTGCCCCTCCGACAATGGACACCCCTCCGCAGATAGAGAGGAAAATCTGTACAAATTCTGATATGCTCATTTATTCTCCTTTTCCCAGTAATATACCGGGATCTCATTTCCGGAATCCCATGTATCGAAATATTTGCCATCCTGCACTGTCACCACATGACCATCTATACAGAGAATGTATGTGCCTGTTGGATGATCTGCGCAAAAGTCATTGACTGTATAAATATATCGCTCCGACTGCTCAATCAGTTTTCGCCTGTATCCATGCTTATAGAGGTACGCTCCCCAGACATAATTTGCGCTCGGCATATCTGACAGAGCACATGCCTGTATCATTAATCCGGCGAATACTGTTTCCCAGTCGAAGCCAGTTGCTTTACATATTGCCCGGACAACGCAATCTCCTGTTCTCTTATCCTTAACAGGATTTGGATTGAAATATTCCCATCTATCCATCAGTCAATCCCCTTTGCTGTTTTATAGCGTTTTGCCGCTCCTCTGGCTTTAGCGGCGTTCTGGCGGTTCCACTTCGCGATCATGAGCCGGTCTTGCAGTTCCCTCAGATCGTTCTGCTTGCAGTAATCTTTATATGTAGCATTTTGTTTTTGGAGAAGAAAAGACTTCCGGTCAAGGTCTTGCTGAAGTGCGAACCTTGTCTGTTCATCCTTACAGTTATCAACCGCCGCTTGCAGTCCAAGGACTTCACGCTTCGTCTTGCGGATTCTCCGTTCATAAGTACGTTGCCGCTGTTCTTTTTCGTACTGTTTACCTTTGTCGGCTTTGTCCTGTGCTGATAGTTCTGCATAAGGATTAAATTCTCCATCACTGGCTCCAAAGCTATGCCGACAGTTGACCCCTGACAATCCGCTTGCTGTTCCATACCCAGTCAATGAGAACGGCGGAAATTTCTTACTCTTGCCAGAACGAGAGTATATCTTGCCTTGCCAAAACGAGTGATTTCCCGGATTCTCGCCGCCGTCACCCGTCCTCGCTCCTATGTGCGCACTGACCAGAACTAAATCCCAGTCCATTTCTTCCATGCGTTTTAGGGATATATCTCCCGTAGCCTGCGCCACGCCAGTTCTAACAGAACGTGCAACTGCGGTTTCGATGGTGTCTTTTCTGCCAGATGGATATGTGACAGTGACGCCATCTGATACAACGTTATTAACTGCCTCTTTGATGGCTTGCGTATACCCAACCGCCCCAGTCATCACATGGTTATATGCAAGGTCGCATTGTTCAATATAGAGTCTCTGAGCGGCACTTGCAGTTGTTCGCGTGAAGTTCTTCCACTCGCCCATGGTTGCAAGCATGTTGTGCTCCATGAGCCTTATCATTGCTGGGGACTGTTCGAGCGGTACAGGGCTTAATCCTGCTGCCTTATAGACTTTATCGTCATAGTTCATTGCAGTGATTCCGGCATCTTCAAACGCTTCAAGAAGCTCCTGCTGTTCACGTTTGGTGTATTTGGATAGTTCCGCCAGAATGTCCTCTAGCAGTTCGCCAGATTCTTGTAGCGTTCTGATTCTCCACGCATCTGCATTGGTCAGAATATAGTCCTCACCTCTGCCGATTCTTGCCATCATTCTCGACACGATTTCAGAGATGATATATTGATGTAGTTCTTCGGCGATTTGCTCACTACCCTCTGTTATCCGGCGTAAATATTCTGGACTAAGTATAGCATATCACCTCTTTCGATAAAAGTCGTGGTACATGTTTTGGCCCTTTTGATGGTTAATTAAAGCCCTCATCAGTTAATTATTTTCCGCTTTCAGTTCCTTCCTTATTAACATCCATCAGCTCATTATACTGTTCTTCAGTAATCCTGCCAGTTGCAAAGAAAATATCAATTTTATTCTTCAAATCGTCTGTAAGTCCATTTCTTTCTTTAAGTTTTAGTAATGTTCTATATAACATAATCATACCTCCAATTCTGTTAATGCTACTGCATATTCACTGTTGACATAGGCTTCTGCTGATTGTATATCCATGTCATAGATATAATCTCGGTTATCGTTAAGTTGCTTTTTGACATAATTCCACCCATTTGCCATGCTTATTGGATAGTTAAATGCTGTATATCCGTCAAGCTGTTCGCTATTAACGCTGATGTTTGTAGTTGGATAATATGTTGTAAGTGCTTTAAATGCGGTAATTTCTTCTGTGGTAAGGTCAATTTCTTGTGATTCTGCTAACAACCATTCGGTTTTGTTTACAATAGATTGTGTATTATCTAACTTAGAAGAATCAACCATCCTTATCAACTTCCCACGTTCCACATCCACATAATCCGCAATATACTGCTGACCGTCGATTGTGACGTTACCACCTGATTCTACAGGGATTGCGTTGAGAGTATACGGCAGGGTGACGGTCTGAATAGGTTTGTATGGTTCAAAATCGGAATCTGTGGCACTTATCATTATATTTTTGTATGTAATTTTGGTAGCTGTAGTGGCATAAATACCAAACATAATTTTTACATATGAAACATTTTTTAAATCGATTGTTTCATGATTAATTCCAGCTTTCGTTCCATCAAATTCAAAACTCACATGAGAAATGTTATTTCCTGCTATACTTTCATTGCCATTACCACCCATCAATTCTTTATTTATATCAAAGTATTTCGCACTAATATGGTATCGACCATCACTTGTGTCCGAAGACGTATCAAAAGAAAAATAAATTTTCCCCTTGTGTAAAATAACAGGTATAAAATCCGTAGTATATGTTTTTGTCAACCCAATTAAATCACTACCGGGATATAAATTCTCCCCACACACCTTCACCGTTGGATTCACCACGCTCTTAATCTCAACTGGATTCTCTGGCGTTGGTGTTCCATCCTGTGATGATTTGCCATATATTATCATATCCTGAATCTTTCCATTATCAGAATCAGTAATATGAGTTTCACCCTGATTTGATGCATAAAATTTAGTGATTTTATTGGATAAATCTTCCTTTAGTGAACCAATATCCGTCTTATTCTGCTCAATCTGCTGCGCCTGTTCTGTGGTGGCTCCGGGTTTGACTGGATTCTTTTCAAGGTACTCATTTACTGCGTTTTTGATTTCTTCCGGCGGAATCTCCCCGCCTATTCCTTTTAAACATAATTCGTATAAATACTTTTCTTTTCGCGTGATCGGCTTTGGGAGTTCGCCTTTATAATCACCTGTCAAGTACGCAAGATATTTTTCTTCCCTCGTTACTGGTTTATCTGCCATCTTTTTACTCCTCTCCAAATAATTTCGGTTCGTCTGGCTGAGCTTCTTCGACCATTGCTTTTGCTTCTTCCTCAGTCATTCCTTCAAACTTCACGAAATACAACCATGCCGGAACCTTGCCAGTGGTCACATACTGCCACCATCTTGCACGGTCGTTTTCTCTAACATAGAGAATGTCTCCGAAATCATAATTGACTTCATATGCTCCAACAGGCGCAAGCCCGTACAGGTCAGCATAAACGTTCAATGCGTAAATAACTTCATCCAGACAGGATTCTAATTTGTCTCGAACGTCTTTAATAAACTGCACTGTCCTCTGCTGTTCCGCTTCTACTCCTGTAGCCGTCTGAATGCCGCTAGATTCGTTGAATACGAAATACCCATTAGAGAATCCAATCTTGTACCCCAACTGGCTTAAAAGGGCATTTATGCCGCTTATACGTGTATCTGTGTTGAGTTGTGGATTGATTTCTTGATAGAACTCTTTTTCATCCTGTCCGAATACATTCTTGACAAAGTGCGGTAAGTTCATCTCATTGCGTCTGTTTTCCATACCCTGTGGTGACATGGCTGCTACAGGTGTGCCACTTGGCATCAGCAGTCTATCATCTGCCAGAACAATCTTCTGAGAATCGAAAATCTCTCCGGCATTTCGGCTGTATGCAATGTCGAGGTCTTTTAGTTCTTCGATAGCTTCGGCAAATATTGGCAAGCCCAATGGTGCATTAATATCCACGTTATTCGCTTGCGGTGTCCGCAATACTCCATATAGCGGTCCGTCCAGTTTCTCACCGTTTGCCTTGAGAATTGGTGGTGTATCTGCCATGAGGTCAGCCCATTTGGTCTGTTTAAGGTCAATCTTATCGCCGATTGACTGAGGGGATTTTGACACATAGGCTCTATTAGAAACGTAGTACGGATAGGTCGTCACGCCATCCACGGTAGTCTCAACAAATCTATGATATTCAAGCCGTGTATAGTATTTCCGTCCAACAGTATAAGAATCCTTGAATATGATTCCCTTAATTTCCTGATTATCATAGTCCACGATCATCACATCTGCCGGAGTAAATACGTCAATGCTTTCACCGTTCGGCTTAATAAATACTGTTCCATAAGCACAGCCATATTCTACCCAGTGACGGATTTGAAAATATACCTTGTCGATCTGTTCCTGTAGCCACGCAGCCCTTGCAGAACCGTCTATCTGAATGCCGATCGCCAGCGTTGCGAGCCGAGCTGTTTCTGAGCAGACAGATTTAGCAAAATTGATCGTCTTGATATTATTCTTATCATCCAGCCATTCCGGCGCACCTCTGTAAATGTTCGCGCACCGGTTAATCAGCGATTCCATCTCCGGAAATTCTGCTGCCTGGATTTTAAAGTCCTCTTCGGCTTGTTTTTTGAAAATCATGTTAAACCACCTTTTTAGTGTTGTTATAAGTCCCATTATGCACTGTAACCTCTCCTGTTAAATAACGGCTCATAAGCATACCTAAGTGCCGAGATTGCGTGATCGTTTCCATCAGGATAACCGCTTATTACATTTCCCTCTTTGTCCCGATCATACTCATACTCTGTAATTTCTTTGTATGCATTCGGTGTCCGCTTCGGGTCAATGACTATAGTCTTTGTTTGCAAGAATTTAAAACCATACTCGATACTTCCTGGTCCTTTGATTGCTCCTCTGGCAGGAAGTCCGGCATCCCGGAAGTCATTCACGGACTTAGGTTCCGCAGAATCACATATCATCGTGTAATCGTCATAGCCTTTTTTCTTAATCCAATCAGCAGTCTTGGAGTTACTCCATTTATTTACATACAATTCGTCAATAAGATATATTTTCTCTCTGGCAGAATCATAATAAGTTCGGAGATAGCAGAAGGCATCCGGGTACCATCCATAATCTACACCAGCGAAAATGCGATCCATGTGGCTGATCTCTTCGTCTGTGATATCTCTAATCTCCAGATATTCAAATACATTTCCGCCGTCACCATTCGGAACACCCAGGTATTCATGCTCATAGGCTTCTGGATTGATTTCTTTCAGATGTGCTGCATCGTCAATAAACTTCTGTCCGAGCCACTCCGCCGGGGCTTCCAGATAACTCGAATGATGAATAACTCTTTTCGGGTTAGGCGTGAGCTTAATCCTGTTTACCCAGTTTGATTTTGACTTTGGTGGGTTGTATGATGAAAAATCATAGGACTCATCACCACCACGAAGCACCGACTGATTAACAGAACGTTCCTGAGCATCTCCCTTCATTTGATCTTTTTCTTCTTTCCAGAGGATTCCGATATATCCAAACTCCGGCTTAATAGATTTCAGCTTGGTTTCATCGTCCAGACCACGGAAGTATATTGTCTGTCCTGTTTTAATATACTTGATCTCAAGTGGTGACACCTTGCATTCAAATTCTTCCATCAATCCCAGTTCGTTGATGGCCCATTTCATGTTAGCATATACAGAATCTTTCAGAGTACCGGCCACCTGTCTTGTAATGCAGGCGTGCATCTGAGGATTATTCTTGATAAGCTCAATAATTTTAAAAGCTACGAATGAGGATTTTAGGCCACCTCGACCGCCCTCGAATACATATTCGATATTAGGCTTAATCTGTCGGTTAATATCCACGAATGCCTTGCCGAGCACTCTGGCAGGAAGTTCATATTTGCTTTCGTCTGATTTTGATACAGCTACCAACTGTTCCCATTTGTCTACTGCCTGCATATTTCCTTTGATAGCTTTATCATATACGGCAGCTACAATACAGGCATTATTATTTGCATCCTCATCAGATATTCCCATTTTTGTGAGTTTCTTCTTTGCAGCAGTCGGGGCAGGATTCTCAGCTATCATTTTTGCTAATTCAGAAAGGGTCTTTTTTTGACGGCGCACTTCTCCCGACTTAATACCGCCTTTTTTTGCTATTTCTCGGAGCTCACTCGGAGTTCGTTCAGAATTCGGTATTAAATTTTTCTCATTTGCCATCCTATCAACATCCAATCATATCCTTTCTGAATTAAAACACCCTAGCATAGTTATAGTTATATATACTATAATACCATACTAGGGCGTACGTAGCTCTCTACCACTTTTATAAATTTTTAAGTTTTTTAAAGTCTGCCAATCAGTTTGGCTAAATGATAATATTCTGCCATAGTCCTGCGCTTATATCCGTAGAAATCATTTTCAGATACCGGCATATCTCGGAATCGTTCCATAGTCCGGTATCCTATGCAGTTCACTATACTGTCATAGATTTGTGATTCTATGCCTGGCGCATATTTGATTGACACTTGCAGAAGATTGTACTTGTCATTCTCGTCAAGGTGTCTGAAATGACTTTGAAGCGCCGGTATATCGTCCGGCGGCACTCCATAGTCGGTTAGTGTAGCTTTTCTAAGATTCATTTAATCATCTCCTCCAACTTCTTCTCTATCGGATTAATAATCTCTTCCAATACCTGTTGCTCATAATTTTCTTTCCAGATTTTTTCTCTTTTCCAAAACGGAACTTTTTTAACTTCACCTATTAAATCAATACACGCCATTGCTTCCAGCATTCCCCAACATCCATCACAGGCTCTTTCATTACACCAATTTGTGAATTCTTTAAATTTCATTTTTTGAGTTCCTCCAACTTCTTTTCGGCTTCTTCGCGGGTGAGAAATAAAAATTTTCCAAATTCATTGTCATAATATCTGCAACAACGTCCCCTTTGTGCAACTGATTCTGCAAAGTAACATATATTTCCAAATATGCTTTGACAGATTTCTATTTTTTTAATTTGACATTTTGTATAATGACTGTCTCCTGGAAAATAGCAAAAAACTTCTGTTCCAACCTTACACGGTAATCTCACAAGCAATCCCTGTTCTTCTAAGTCTTCATAAACAGCAAGTTTCGTAAGAATTTTATCCGCAAACGGTTTTAATAATCCATCCGTAATTTCTTCTTTTGCAACTCCTGTACCATCAACATTTCTTTCTCTTTCTGTTAATCTCTCCATCTACTTCACCTCTTTCATCTGACTTTCTACAGTATCTGCAAGCAACTTTAAGGACTTAATAAGCGAGTCAATCAATGTTCTGTCTGGGTTTTTAACAAATATTCTAGCAAGTCTTATAGCCTCTTTGAGCTCCTTCTCATATTCAATTACGTCTGATGCTTTTACTAATTCATATCCCGGTGCAAGGTCGGCATTTCTTGTTAGTTCTTTATTGTCATAGAACTTTAATATATCCGGGATCTGCTGTTCTTCAAAGGGATATGGATACGCTTCTTTTCCGCCGTACCATCTATATCCCTGTTTCTTTGCTACTTTCAGAATATTTTCATACTCTTCATGTGTTCTGACTAATACGCATTTATTTGCCAGATCAATCATCTACTTCACCTCCTGTAATCTCATCAATGCACTGATTCCATCCTTCTACAAATCCTGCATCAAATGTATTAGCCGGATAATTTCCATTGTCTTTCTCTGGCAAGTCCATAAGCGGACACCAATCAGGTCTTGATTTGCTTTCGTAATCATAATGTTCTTCTGTCATCAGAATTACATCATAGTCTAAACAGTCAGCTAATTCACAATAACCCACATATTCAAGTTCACCGCAGTATGAAGTTCCGAACGGGCAATCATAACAATTTGTTGGTGTATCAATCACTAATACTGATTTACTCATGATTCCTCCTCAAGACAACAATACACTATTGGATAGCCAGTATCACAATCACAATTGTTATAATCAATGTCTTCCAATGCTTTACTTTTTGCTATTTCCTCGGCTTTTTCTTTTGTATCAGCTTCAATATCGTCATAATCAATTGATAAGCTCATTCCGACACTTACATACCATTTGCTCATTCAACTCCACCACCTTTTACAATTTTGATTGCATAATCTATAGCTCTATTCCATTCCAAGTCTTCATCACTGGAAACATCACGATATCCGTTCTCAAGTGATTCCACAACCTTGTTTACATTAAAAACCGTAAATTGTTCATTAATACAATCAATAAACTCTTTCTGGTCGGAACTAATACTTGTGCCAATTCCCCAAATTTTGATGTATTTGATTAATTCGTCTGCATCAATCAGTCTGCTCATATTCTATTCTCCTAACTGTTTTAAAATTTCTTTTGCAATTTTATTACTTTCCTGCATGGAAACTCCCCATCCATTATATTTTCTGTGGCATTCATCACAGTTCCATTCACCATTATCACTTTCTTTAATTTCGCTATTGAATCTGCAATTATCGCAATACATATGATCGAGAGTGCCGTAAATGATGCTTGCAATATCGTCTTGTTTGCTATTAGCATCGTCTACGTGTTTCTGCTTAGTTAAATATTCAAACGCTCTCAGCTCATTTTTCCCGACCCATTTAATCCATGCACCGCAATCCCCGCAATACAATCCCGTATTATTCCCAACTTTCTTGACAAAAAGGTTTTTACTATTGCACTTTGGACATCTATATTCTTTCATCTTTCATCCTCCCACACTCCCAACAACCGCATTCTCTCATACAGTACAGCGACGGTCTTGCGTCTGTATCCGTAGAAGTCTTTTGGATTCATCGGGATATATCTTTCTTTGCTGATTTTCCTGTAACTTTTCCGGTACAAGATATTCTCAACAACCATATCCGCTATCACCGTGTTCTTAGGGCAAGCTGACAAGGCGGCGCTGGTAAGCAGGTATCCGTACTCTGCCGGGAAGTCTTTCAGCATCGTGTTTAATTTTTCAATGTCCTCTGCCGGAATACCGTAGTCTTTCAGCTTTTTATTCCTTGTCAGCATACCGTTCTCCTTTCTATTCGTCTGGATGGTGTTTGTCGTACATGATTGCCACACATACAAGACTAACCACTCCAAATATAGTTCCAAGGGTGAATCCTAATAAGAATGTAATCATGCTTCCACCTCGCTATCCTCTGGCATCTGAAAGACCATTTTGTTCATAAGTACTTTTCCAATAGCTTCAGCCAGAAGTTCATTTTCTTTTCTGGCATTTTCATCGTATTCGTAAAACTTTTCGCCTTTTCCATGTTCTTCATATATATCTGTTTCGATCTTGGTTCTTTTTGGAGTGATTCTTGTAATCTTAACCGGAATAATTTTTCTATGTCGGAACGTCGATAACCACCCGCAATTCACCGTTCTGGCAATTCCGACGGTATCTCCTACCTTTAAATCGTCTCTGCTGATTTCTTTTAACTTAATATTCATTTCTCGTCCTACTTTCATTTACCCAAATGCTACCTGTCCGTTATTCTGTATATAAATCATCGGTGCAGCTTTACGCTCCATATCTCTCAATCAGCTCCTTATAATCATCACAAATCTGAATGTGATGCTTCTTTTCCAAATCATCAACCATTTCAGACAATGATGTTTTTCCAGAATTGATATCATTGATGTAGTTATTAATTCTTTTTACGGACTTCATGTAACGTTTCCATCCCCATCCATGTAATTCGTGCATTACATAGAACAAAATCACAAAATTCAGCACGTCAGACCAATTCTTTCCATCCTCGAACCCATCATCAAAGGCTTTTAACTCCATCTCTTTTAACTCTTTCTGGCAGTTCTGGATAGACTGTGCGAACATATGAGATTGTTTATTTGTATATGGAATGAATGCTTTCTTTTTCTGCTTGATTTTTAGGCTTCCCATCCAACAACCCTCCTTATGTTTTCTGTTAAAGCATCAAACTGTTTTAACATCTTCCGACATCCGTTTCTAGTCACCTGCATATCTTCGGCGGAGTCATCTATCCAATATTTACCATCAATCAGATAACTGTTATCCAAGAATGTACGGAATCTGCATTTTGTAAGTCCGAATTTATTCATGATTTCTCTTTGCGTCAAGGACTCTATAAATTCACCGTCTGCTGCAACAATGTCATAAAGTTTCATTTTATCTCCTTGCCTATCTTTCTTGTTCCGTACCCAACCGGAGTATATGCTCTGTCAGTACTGGGGTGGTTCGTCTTGAGCAAACCATCATCAACCAGATTATTGATATGCTTCCAGACCGTAGCTCTCCCGGCATCCACCCTTTCAGAAATCTCTGTAATTGACGGTGCATATCCAACCAGTTTAATATAACTGACGATATACATATAAATTTCTTTCCTGAGAGCCTGTCCCTGTTCGTATCTATTCTTTGTGTTGTACGGCATTTTGATTCTCCTTTTCCAATTCTTTTGCCTTATTAAACATCTTGGAAAGATAATTCGAATAAGCAACAAGCATGTGATCTACAAATCCATTTTTGTTATATTTTTCAGATACAACATGGATCTGTTCAACTACCTGCTGCCAGTATTCATCTTTTGCCTCAATTCCGGCAGTCTGGAGGACCAGTGCCGGAAAGTCAATCTGTAAAAACTTTATGGTGTTCGGTATCTGCTCATGCGTCACTCTCATACTTACGCACCTTCTTCTACCTCAAAACTCTGTTCAAGAAGTCGCTCGTTATCCTTGCTAAACGCCTTTATATAGCTCTGTTTTATCGGTCTGATAAAATGTATGCCGTTAGCTGATTTAGCCCGGGAAACAGCCACATAGAACTGTCCAGGATCCCAACAGCAAGGGTCAATGTTGATTTTTTCAAATGTCTGTCCCTGTGATTTATGAATGCTGATTGCCCAGGCAAGTTTTACCGGGAACTGAGAGAAAGAGCCTACTTTCTTACGGACAATCTTCTCTTTCACGATCTTCCGACCATCCTTTTCTTGTTCGGATTCCTCAATAACCTGTTTCTCAATGTCTTTATTGTATCTATATAAGCTAACTGTTTTGCCCTTATCAGTTTTGATAACCAGATAAGATTCTTCAAATTCTCCGTTTTCCACAATTTTCTGAATGATGCCAATCGTTCCATTAACGTAGTTTCCAGACAAATCATTGACTGTAATCATCACTTTTGCACCGATGTTAAGAATTAAGTCCTCTCTGGCAAATGCAATGTTCTTAATATCGGCAGATGTTAGCTCGCCGTCAACTGCTGCATGAAACACTTTTTCGGTCTTTTTATCCAACTTGCCAAGGAAAGTATTGTTAATTCTGTCAGCTTCTGCATTAGTGCCAACCAAGAACGGCGCTTCCGGTATAACTTTGTCTGATTCGTTGTTCTCCAGATATGCAATGGATTTTCTAATATTGTTGCCATATTTAATATCATTCAGCACATACTTAAATCCCTCATCATTCTGCCTGCATACCTCATCAAGTTTGATATATTCAAATCCCATTTCTTTCCAGTATTCAGACATGAAAGCATATCCATGTTCATACTTTCCACCCTTTCCATAATCAGATCCATACATCCGACAGAGAATTTTTCGATCGTCTGTCGTAATAACTGGCGGAAGCTGGTAGAAATCACCTATCACGATTAACTGAATGTCTTCTTTGTCCTCTCCGATCAGAAGTCTGTCAACTGCTCTCTCTTCATTCTCCGTGATGATCGTCTTTGCAATCATATTAAACAAGTCGAACCGGCACATGCTGATCTCATCAATAATGAGAATATCCGCCTCTTTCAGAAGTTCAGATTTGGATTTCACTTTTTTCTTGTAATCCTCAAACTTAATTGAGATATTCAGTGCTCGGTGTACGGTGGTCGCTCCATACCCGATATTATCCGCAGCTATTCCAGTAGTAGCAGACACCAGAACGTTTTTCCCTGCTTTCTCCACTTCATCAATGAATGTCTGAATAACCGTTGTTTTACCTGTTCCTGCATCTCCTGTAAGGAAAACATTACTGCCAGACAACATTGTGTCTAATGCATATCTTTGCTTTTTATTGAGATCATCTTTTTTCATTTTGTAACCACTCCTTGTAATAATTATGTCAACTAAATATTTTTGTAATATTCAATTAATTTTGCTATAATAAATCTAATTGTATATGCTTTTTAATTTTGTAACCAACGTGTAACCGACTTTTTCGACCTATTGGTTACGCCAAAAACCCTTATTTTATGCGGGTTTCAGAGGTATGTAACCGTGTAACCAATGTAACCAAGGTTTTCATATAGGAGAATCACTAGAGTATATGTTTTTTATACACTCTCAAACTTTCTCCTATAGGATGTTTTTTTTCGTGTTACAACGGTTACATGGTTACAAATTACGAAAACGGAACATTTGTTTCGGCATCAGCTGGCAGAAAACCAGTTTCAATAACCTCATTTTCTTGCTCATTTTCGAGGCTTTTTATGTTGACAACCTTTACTGCAATAAGCCTCATCACGCTTCCCCCGTCTCTTTTTAGTACCGTATCCCTCTTTCCTGTATGCTTAATCAATTCTCGATTAATTGCCCAGGCAGAAAAGGCTTTTCTGGAGAATCCATTATTTTTCAAAAGGTTTTCAAGAGGTTTCGGATAAAAATATACATATACATCTCCATACTCATCTGGCATTTCCTTGAATCCCCATTGATCGCAACTGAATTGAGCATCAAAGTGCTGCCCGTACACGGAAAGACTTTCAAGAATGAATTCATAACACCTCTGTCCCTCAGATACGTCTTTTTTACGTGTAGGTATGTCCACAACGTCCTCGACCGTCAGCTCACGTCCATCCTTAAATATGAAATCTGTAGCTAATTTGTCAGCCAGCAGAAGCGTAGATATAGCCATGACCTGTTTTGCTGGAAAGTCATATCCGTCAAAACCTTTCTCAATTTCGGCTTTCATTTCTTTCAGATCATCCGATGTGAACTGTTTGAGATTTCCAACGAACACTCTTCCAGCAAAGCCGTAGTTCTTCACGACAATGCCGTTAATCTCTGCTGGATTCTCGTAAATATCCTCACAACATTCAATTTCAATAATTCTGTTGATAGCTCCGCCGGAATCTGCAAATTCCGAAATAGGGTTCTCACCGTTGCAAATAGTCACATTACTCCATGTATTTTCCTTAGCTGCTCCGAGGTCCTTATTTGAACGTGCTTTTCCTTTGCCAGAACAGAGATTGTAAATCAATGTTTCGTAGTTATCCCGGATATACTGAGAAACATTCTTCGAGTCGTCCAGAATCATCGGAAAGTTATTGAGCATATCTGCCCTTGTCTCCAATGATGTATCTGTTGAACGAAAATTCCCAACGTAGGCTCCCGGTGCCGGATTCCCCCAAACCGATGCCGCTATATTGATTGTTACCGTCTTTCCGCCTCCTGTCTGCCCATAGAAATCTACGATGAACGGTAGCGCATCAAGCGGCTGTATAAGAACACTCGCAAAAGATGCTGCCAGTGCTATTCGCGGTTCCAATCGTCCGCATGATCGTAGCTGCTTAGCCAGAGTCACCCACTTGAAGTAGTCTCCACTTTCCTGTATACTTTGGAATAGCGTTTTAAAGCGGTATTCACCGTCAAAAACGATTGAAAGGTCGTAAGGGACAAATGTATTACCATGCCACCCCAGTTTGCTTGTAGAGTGCTGTATGTCGATCATATCGGCATTGTACATTTCAACATCCGCCAGATACTTTACGAGAAGCCTTGCATTCTCTGAGTTGACCTGCACCCCGAACCTTGCAAGATTAGTTATTGCCCTGGAAGTCACAATGTCAATTTTTGGAACAGTTATTTCTGTCCAATATCCATCCCTTTTAAAAGCCACCGTGATCTGTTCCTCTCCTGTTTCAATGTTTTTCAGTCGGCGTATCGGCATGATCGGGTGGTGACATACAAGTTCTCTCGCCTTAGATGTTTCAGAAGAAAATATTCCATTCTCTGTAGCTATCCAGCTGCCACAAGCCATATTAGGATATTCCTTATCAACAGAATCAGGATAAAAGTTTGTGATGTTTTCAACCAGCTGCATGGAACGATTTGCTTTTTCTTCTTTTTCCTTTTCCTGCTCTGCTTTCTGGAATTCCTTTATGAACTCTTCTGCTATATGCTTCGCTTTCACACTTTTTGCCCGGTCCATCAGCTTGAATTTGATTTCCGAACGGTCGATTTTACTTTTTACTGAAAAAAGCTCTTCATACAGCTGCTTTTCCATAAAGTCTTGCGCTTGTAAATTTTCAATGTTTTCAAGAATTTTTCTCACCTCCTGACTTAACAGACAGCAATTCATGTCTGCTTTTTTCTTTCTCAAGATTAAACTGGCACATATACCACTCTTCTGAATCAGGAGGGAACGTTTTTAGTGCTGTTTCGTACATAAGTATGTTCTTTTCTACCTGTTCAAGCTCGTTTGGGACCTGAGCAGGATTGCATTTTTTTGCTTTGATATCCCGCATTTCATGTCTGATCTGGTTACGACTTTTACCTTTTTTTGATATATAAGTGCCGCCCAGCTCAATAAACGCAGTACTAAAAGGGACGGATTCGTATTGCATTACGAAATCAAACACATCGCCACCGATTCCACATCCGAAGCAGTAAAAGGAATCATCGTAGATTTTGCAGGATGCTGATTTTTCCTTGTGAAAAGGACAACATATAAATCCCGCTCTATTCGGTTTTAGTTCATATCTGGAAAGAATCTCGGACATTTTCACTGACTGTTTGATTTCTTCTTTCGTCATGTCAATAACTCCACGATTCTCCGCCCGGTTTCTTCTTTCGTGCAGAATTCAAATCGGACTCCGTATTTATCTCTGATTGTGCAGAGAGATTTATATAACTGGCAGCCATCAACAGCCTTATCAGAAATTACAGTCTTTACTCTCTTACCGTTTATCGTCCTCCAGATAACCTTGTGTTTTCTTGGGTTCTCCCAAAAATACACATCACCAACCGATTTAATATCTGATCCATGCTCACATAGGATAATCAGCTGAATACCGGCTTCACGTGCCCTGATAAGTTCTGCCTTGAATCTTTCATGTTGTTGACAGACATTTCCACAAAGCTCTTGTAAATCCTTCTTACGGTCAATACAGAGCTTTGCGTTGTCAAGCGACTGATAATCTCCACAATATAACTTTGATCTGAAATACTGCACTCCAAGGTCATCAAACTGTTTTTGAATCCGTTCCCATTCCTTTTTGTGTTCTCTTGTGTCCACTTGTATAACCATTAAAAACACATCCTTTTAATTGAACGGAAGTTCTTCCTGTACACTGTCTGGAATACTCATAAAGTCCGTGCCTGCCGGATTCGCTCCCATGATAGCTTCTTCTTTCAGATGATCGTCATAGGCTCTCGTGGTGCGCTCTTCTGGGATATCTGCATCCTTAATTCCTTCAATACTGCGGAACCATGCAAGCTTGTGACGTTTCACTTCTTTATTGTCGTACCAGTCTCTCTCCAGACGGAAGATGCCGCCGATCAGTTTTCCCTTAAACTGCTGCCCGAAGTTATCGCCCCACTTAACGGCAAATCCCGGATTTGATTTTTCTACGCATGTGATAAATGTTTTAAGGTTACGGACACCATAATCTACACCCTCATCAATAACCATGTAATTAGTACCTGCATTCGGATATTTCTTGTCTGGACGGATATCGTTCTTAAACTGTTTCATGAAATAGCCGGCCTGTTCGTCTCCTTCTGCGAAATCAAACAAGATAACGAGCATATCGAGTCCACCCTGTGTTTTTTTCTCTGATATCTGTTTAATTACCATCTTATGACCACCAAGCTTAATTGGTTCAAATTCTCCTGCTGCCTGTGTAGTATCATACGCTGTTGGTTTATTCATCTTTATTCTCTCCTTTTCCTAATTCGTAGTAATCTCTGATAGCTGCATCTACCGCTTTCAAGTCGTTCGGAATTTTCAAATCAAACATTCCTTCCGGACTTTTTGCTGTAGTATATCCATCTGATTGTGTGATAAAATAATGTTCTTGACCCTCTACAGAAGTGAGAAGTACAATATCGAAACAGCCCTCTACTGTAAGATTCTGGTCAAGCATTTTGCCGACTGTTTTAGCCTTAATCTTTCCAGTATTACTGTCCATCTCTGTGTGATGCAAAAAATACACAATTACATCGTCTGGAAGCTTAATATTGATAAAATGAATAAGATTTCGGAAATTCAAAGCCATATCGGTGAATTTTCCATATCCTGTATCTTTTGCCCTGTCAAACATTTCGTTTACAAGAAGATACTGACTATCATCAATCACATATTTTTTTAATTGAGGGTTGCTTAATACCCTTGTTATCTGCTGATAAGTTGCATTTTTGGCGATTTTAAACGCCTTTTTGAACGGAAGTCGGTTCTTTTCTACTGAAAAAATGCCAACTTCTTCTGTGTCAAAATTTTTAATAGAATAAGTTTTTCCACTTCCTGTTTCGCCCAAAATAAGGACCGGAAATCCCATGTTATAACACCTCCTCAAATCTCCACGAATATCCTCCGGCAGTTTCTCTTTTACCATTACAACACTCGGAGATATTACCTATTGAAATTCCACATTTTCTTCCGATTTCAGAAAGACTATTCCAGATTTTGATAACAACACCATCCTTAATCTGCTCCACTTTCTTGTGCTTTTTCGAAGCAGCTTTGTAAGCTCTATTGGAATAATTATTGTTATACTTTCTATCGCACCATTCCAAATTTGTGTAATCAAAATTTGATGGATCAGTATCTTTATGATTAACTTCTGGAAGATTCTTTGGATTCGGCAAGAAAGCCATTGCTACAACTCTATGAACACTCATATTGTATTGCTTACCGTTCTTCCCCATTGTGACAAATGGATAACCGTTTCCTCTATCACAAGACTTTAAAACTCTTCCCTTCACCAGTCTTTTTCCTGTATTGCATTTTACATAGTGATCTGTGCTTCTTATTTCACCATGACAATTCACAATGTAAAGCCCCTCAAACCCGACTACATCTTTCCATAATATTGGTGTTGCCATTGCTATTCCCCCTTGTCATAAACCACATGTTTGCTTCCCTCAATAATCAGCAAGCTTGCAATATCTTTCATTGATAAGGTTGATTCGTTATAGATTTCAACCAGTGCGTTGTATGCACCTGCTGATACTTTCACAACTGGGTTATCCTTATCGGTTACAGGCTGTTTCTTCCTTGCCGGAATACGGATTTCAAATTCACTCATTGCTTTCCTCCTTATATGATTTCTGAGCCGTTAAAAGCCCGTTCAGAGCCTGTACGTAGCTCGCTAACGTTCTTGCCTTGTATGATTCTTCAATGGGGTTATCTGGGACTGTGGCAAGCTGTATATCAATCAGTCTCAGGACCTCATTAATCCTCTCGTCCATGTTCACACCGCCTTGAAAAAGCAGTATAGGTTGTCTGAAGCATCCCCGGACTTCTCTCCATCAATATCTTCGGCTTTATGGTACTCCACATGGTCCAAAGACATGTCACAGTTTTCATAGTCCAGAACGTAATCACCTCTGGATTGAAGTTCTCTGAGCAGTTCATTGATACATCCTGCTATCTCCAGACTGGGAAGAAGCTTCATAATCGCTATCTGCTTACTCATTTGGACACTTCCCATCTATCAGAAGTTCCAACAAGAAAGCTTTGATTATTCTGAGACTTTCACGACTTTCTTTCTCGTAAAATGGGTTAAAAGATACGTTTTGGTACAAATCCCATTTAAATTTGTCTTTGGGAAGGCAAATATCTTCCTGCCTTTTGAGTCCAAATACGCTCATGCCATAAAATGAATAGTTGAATGTGGCACTTGCTGTCGGAACTTCATTATGAACTCTTTTGCAGAGTTCGTAAATTTCATCAATCTCTTTCTCGAACATTTTCTTATCCTCCTTATTTCCTACTGCCAGTCTGCTTTCATCTGGCGCACTGCCCATGCTGCCGAGATACCGAAAAAGATGTTTAACCAGATAGGTACATCCACATATTTCCCGGCAAGCATGCAAACAGCAATTAGCATATATTCTTTCATTTCATTTCTCCCAGAATCCACGCAAGGTTGCTCGCTACCAGTGCGGCGGCTGTTACAATCCATGCTGTGAACCATCTTTTTGACTTCTTCTTGCTTTCTTCGACAATTTCAGTCGCAAGTGCTACTTCGATGTCAGCCCATGTTGGCTGATTTTCGTTTCTAATTTCGCTCATATCGTGCTAATTTCTCCTTATTTTTTCTTATTTGTCTTTACAATTAGCAGATAGAGAACTATAATGTATCTATCCACTAAGGTGTTTTAGTGGTGCAAAGCTCCGGGGCGGAGGTCTAATCTCCCTCCGGGGCACTCACTTATTAAGAGCAGCCTTACCTTTCCAGACATGTCCAGTCACTTCATAGACTTTCCTAGGGCTTATGATGTATGTAATTCGTCCACCGGAAAGGCTTTTTGCTGGCTTGTTATTCTGCACAGCCACTCCAATTGGCAACCATCCATACACAATCCCTGCCCGGATTGCTGTAACAGGAAGTCCGATCAATTGGCTCGCGTCGGCTACGGTCAGAATTTCTGACGAGAATTCCGGCATCTGTGGAATGCCTGATATGATTCTTGCAACCTCTGCAGCGAACTGATGAACTTCTGCATTTTCTTTGACGTAAAGGTTTACTTCTTCTGGGGTCATAATTATTCACCACTTTCTTTTTCTTTTACAAAATGCTTTTCCATCAGGTCGGCAATCATAAGGTACTCTTCCGCAATTTTGCCCTCTCTGGTATTTTTTACCTGTTCGCGGAACTCTGGAATTGTTCCTAAGAAACAACCGCAAGATACTCTGATCTGCTTATCTTCGCACTGAAAGAATGTAGTTGTACGGAACTGAGTGCCGAAACCATGAATGGTTGTATAGTCTGCATTGCCGTAGACCTCTGCATCGCCGGAGACCCTTGCATCGCCGTAGACCTCTGCATCGCCGTAGACCCTTGCATTGCCGTAGACCCTTGCATCGCCGTAGACCCTTGCATTGCCGGAGACCCATGCATCGCCGGAGACCCTTGCATTGCCGTAGACCCTTGCATCGCCGTAGACCTCTGCATCGCCGGAGACCCATGCATCGCCGGAGACCCTTGCATTGCCGTAGACCCTTGCATCG